TGCTTGCGCTTTCGCTGCGGCTTCTCTTTCGGCTAAAATCTGCGCTTCCTTTGCGGCCGCTTCTTTTTTCAAACGCTCGTTTTCCAATCTTTGTGCTTCAATGCGTTCGCGTTCGGCGGCGGCTTCTTTTTCAATTCTCTCAGCTTCTAATTTATCAGCTTCTATCTTTGCGGCGTATGCGGCTTTTTTAGCTGCTAAAAAAGCATCGAAAACCTCAGCATCCAAAGTATGAAGGTCATTCGGTACAGCATCAACGTATGGTTCTAATAAGGTTTCTCGCTCATTTTTAAGATCGGCAAGCCTAGCGTGTTCTTGTTGTTCAAAATACTTTTCAGCATCCAACAATTTCGATTCCATTTGCTCGTTTTCAATAACTTCTTTGTTGTATATGGCGTCAACAAAACGACCACCAGCAAGATAAAAAGCCTTATTTGCCGTGTGCCAGGACTTCAGTCCCTGAGTCCGGTTCTTAACGATTTTTAAACGCAATTCTTTGAATGTCGCTAGGTTTTCAGTAGTAATTGGAAGTGCAATAACATCCACGTAAGCCGATTTTAAAACTTCCCTTTCTGATAATGTAACGGTAAGTCCGCTAACCATTTCTTTAGCTTTTACAGGTTCGATTCCGAATATTTCCGGATCTACTGTGCCGGATAATTCCAATTCCATTGGCGGTAATTCCGCTTGTGTTTCGTGTAAATCCCATTCGATTTGCTCTTCTCTTTTTTCTCTTGATAGTAACATTTTACTCTGATTTTGGTGTTTTTAATTCTGTTAATTTATTATTCAAATCGAAAACCTGAACTTGCGTAGCTTCAAGATTTCCCTGCTCGATTGCGTCCAAATGCTTTTCGATGGTTTCAATATCTGATAGAATCAGCTTATCGAATTGTTTGGCGTTCAGTTTTGGAACTTTCTTTTCTTCGATTTGCTGCACGACCTCAACGTGTTGAACGTCGTAAGTTTCCGGCTCGTTATTTACTTCATCTGAGGTGTAAGGCATTCCACCAAGTTCGTCGGAAAAGCATAATCTAAATGCTTGGGAAATTGCAACTTTTTTGGTCATAAATGCTGATTTCTGCCAAAACTTTGTAACTGCTCCGTCACGTGTTTTTTGCACGCATTCGTCATAAAGTGCTTCCCAAACAAAAGGATGTGAGCGGTCTTTTCTGTGAATAGTTACGGTTGCTTTTAAATCACCTGTCGCAACACTTCCTGAAGTTACGGCATTCCATCCGTCTAATTGTCCGCTACGTTCGGCTCTTTTAATGTAAACCTCATACCCGGTAATAATGCTCAGATTATCGCCATACTTTGAAACGTGAATTTCTCTTTTGAAAGGGTTAAGTCCGAAAGATTTTGCGATTTGAATATACGTATCCTTTTCGCCGGGAGTAAGTTTTGAGGTCAATCCCAAATTGTCTAAATAGCCGATTAATTGTTTGTCGTCTACTGCTGTTGTAATTTCTGTACTCATAATAATTGATTTTTAAATTGAATATTTATTTGTTTCACAATCAGCGCAAACAGAAACCCCGTGACCGTTTATTTTACTATGCAAGTGCTTGCAAGGCTCTACAATCTCAAATTCCATATCCGAAATTGGATTTAAGTAATTCGGATCGTTTACACGAATCTTTAATGCTTTCTTGTCCGCAAGTATTGAAAGTTCTTTTAAATCGCTCTGAGCCTCTTTTAAGGCGTTTTCCAAAGCTGCTATTCTTTGCGCTTGGTAAAGTTCTAATTGGGTTGGTTCGTTTTTCATAACTTAATCTGATTTAATTGGTTTAACAATATGGTTTTGTATCCGCTGTCAATCATTCCTTCGATCATCAGCTTCATGTTATCTTTCATGCGGCGGTTGTATAATGATTGAGCATGCAACTCACTTAAATACCACTCCATTTCTTCACTTTCAATTCGCTGGTTATCCTCTTTTAGATTCTCCCACGCTTCGAATAGATTGGCGGCCTTGAATTGCTCCGGGTCTGGTGTTAGGGTTGGGTCTGGCATAATTCTGGATTTTTATTATTCAACTCGGATTGTAATTTATTTTTCAGAATTTGATAATAAGTCATAGCTTCGTCGAATGTTCCTTTAAGAATGTGAAAGTTTTCGTCTCTATATCTTGTTATTTGAATTAAAGCGTCTTCTTTTTCATTTTCTCCAAATTCGTTTGTTAGAGTTCCTATCCCGCTTCCTTCAGCACCATTTATTATTACCCAAGCATATCTAACATTATCTTTTCCGTATCTTATTAGTTTATAAATGTTTATTGACACAACGTCTTCGTCGCTTGGTATGAATCCGTTAAATGCGTAAATTGATTTTTCCATAACTCTATTTTTTTAATGCTTACTTTTCGCAAGCGGTTAGTCAATATTTTTTACTATGTTTAAAAGGTTTTCTGCTTCTTCTTTTCTGTTTTTAATGTCCTGTTTAGACATTTTGCTTATCGGATCGTACCAGGATTCTATTATTTCTCCATCATACCAAACTAAAGTAGAGATAACAGGTTCATTGTTGAAACTGTCTGCTTTCTGAGTTATCCTGCCGCCCGTGTATCCGAAAAGCCAAAACGCCCATAAACCTGTTACGCACCATAGAAACAAAACTATTGATATTGCTATTACTGTTGGTTTTCTCATAACTTACTAGATTTATTAATTGATTCTTTTTGTGCTTTGTTGATTAAATCCGATTCTGTTTTATCATAAGTCGGTAATACATTCGATTTAACCGCAAATGTAATTGTCTTTGCGTGCTCCACTAAAAACGCTTTCAGGTCGTTGTAGTTCTTTTCTGTGAAGTTGTTTCGGGCAATATCAGCTTTGCAGTTTCTAAATGTTCCGTAAGAAATAAACATTGCCTTTGCAGCATCTTGATCGGATATTTTAGAGTCGGTAATTAATTGGATAATGTGATCTTTGTAGTTCATTTAAATATGCGTTACAGCCGCATCCCTGATTAAGTTGCTAAAGACTTTTGAAATAATCTAATAATGTTTGAAATCTTTTTGAATAAACATCTTTAGAATAATTGTTTAAATGCTTAAAGCTTTTAGAAGCAAGTACTTCGCTTGGCATAATTCCTGTAATACCCAAAGTTTCTGCGGCAAATTTAATAAAAGCTTCAAATTTAGAATCCAACCATTTGATATCGCAATCTCTAAAACTGCCTTCTTTTATTTTACTTAAAATATCCTGAATAGGATCGATTAAAACGGTATTGATAATAAATTGATTTATTAGTGGGTTTGAGGTTTGCATAATTCCTATTTTTTTAATTGTTATTGTTATCTGAGTTCAAATATACATTACAAATCTGTCATGTAATAATATAATCGACGAACTACACAAAATGACGTCACAATGCTTTATTAAGTAAGAAAATCCACCGATTAAAGTGGATTTTGTGAGGTTATTCTGTTAGTCCGTAGAACTCATTATTGCCGCAATTAGGACAAACTGATTCATACATTAGATATTTCGGATCGGTTCGTTTTTGCTCCCTTTCAGAATCCAACCCCTGCCATTTGCATTTACGCTTTGTACATTCGTAGCGTTTCGGTTCTTCTCCGAATTTCGTGTACTTTGGTTTCTTTTTACGGTATTCGTGAGTAAGCGCCTTTCCGTTTTCGTCTTTTACAAGCAATAATATTTTTCCAGCCATAACATCAAAATCTAATTAAGTTATAAGATACACCCGCGCCAATGTAGGGTTTTGTTTTTCCGTCGTAGGTTGCCCCGGCCTGTATTCCGATTCCCCAAGGCTTAGGCTTCTTTTCTTTCAATGCCGCATTATCAACCTGTAATTTTCCAAGTTCGTCATACAATCCCCGTAATTCCGAAGCTGTTTTCTCATTATCAGCAATCACTTCTTTCAATCGTTTATCCTGTTTCTCAACAATCACAACGCAACTGTCGGCGGCTTTTATTAAATTGGATATTTGCTGCTTTTGGGATTTTTCGGTGTAGTACATTTCGATTAAACGCTTTGTAGTTGGCGGTTGTACTTGTGATAGCGCCGGGATTGTGAATAGGATTAGGAGTAGTTTTTTCATTTTGCTATTTTCATAAAAGTTATCCAATGCGTTTTAGATTGCTTGCCGCTGGGATGTCCGAATAAAGGTTCGTAATCAAAGCATTTTAATATTTCAGTAACCCGAATATCGGTTTCATTCCATTTAAAAATCAATATCCCGTTTGGTTCTAAAACCCTGAAACATTCTGAAGCACCTTTTCTGATGTATTCTGACCAATTATCAGGAAGCCTACCGTATTTTAAAGCCATCCAACTTTTCTCGCCTAAAGAATCCATGTGCGGCGGATCAAAAACCACAAGTTTAAAGGAATTGTCTGCAAAAGGCATATTTGTGAAATCAGCTTCAATATCTGGTTTTATTTCAAGTTTTCTGCCGTCACAAAGAATGTGCGATTCTGTCCTTTTATCAGCGAATAAAACACTTTCATTTTGTTTATTGAACCAAAACATTTTGCTGCCGCAACACGGATCTAATATTAATTTTTCCATAACTATTCCCCTCTCTTTAACCAACGTTGAAAATCCTCACTATAAATAACCGAATCAGAAACTTCGATCACGGGTTTAATCTTAGCTGTTTTAACTACATTTTTAGCGGCTTTCACATCCGATTCACTGCTTTGTATAGCTGATGTGTTTTTGGTCAGGTTATCGGCTGTTTTTTGCCCGATTGTTTCCTTTACGATTTGAATTTCGGCTTCTTTGGCCTGGATTGCTTCAATCCTGGCGTACTTTTCGGAATAATGGCGATTTACAAAGTAAGCGATTACAGCAATTGCCGCCACGCCTAAAATTAGCCATATCCACCATCTTGGTAATTTGTCTTTTGTTTGTATCATTTTTTAAAGTTGTTTAAGTATTTTGCAAACCGCATTTAATTCATCTTCTGTTTCGTGCCACATACAGGCTTTTGAATGCTCTTCAACCTCTATGTTCAGGATTAAATCTTTCATTCTATCAAATAGTCCGTCTGGATCAATTTGCATAACAGGATGATTAATTTTGGCCCATTCAACCAAAGATATGTCTTCGGCTGTTTTCTGAATATGTGCGTAATATTCGTTTTTTATCTTATCCCAAAAGTTTGTTGAAAGTGTAGTCATAAGTGTTTTTAATTAACCCCGTACATCAACTCTTGAAATTACCACATTTCGACCGTTATTAAGGTTAAATCGTGGACGGGGTGTTTTGGTTAGTACTCTAGCTCCGTTAAAATTTCATCTACTCTGGAAACCATTCCTTCAAATTCTGAATCAGGTTCGTAATCCGGATGCGCTGACATTGAATTCCTGATTCCGCGAACGGCTGTTAATAGTTTTTGGTATTGTGGTTCTGGAATTATAGCGAAAACCCCACCAATTAGCGTAAATTCTTCTTGCGGTTCAAAAGTCCACGTTCCTTCTTGGAAATCTGCCGAATGAGAATCTGCTAAAATTGTCTTTGTATCCATAATCTTTAAATTTAATTGGTTAATACTTTTGATTTTAGTTAACATTAAAAATTTATGTGTTAACTGAATTGGTTTTTGTTTACTTAACGGGCGGTTAGTCTAGGGTTACGATATTTGCTTGTCCTTCTCTAACCAGAAACGCGTAGGATTATTTTTGATGAAATCCAAAGCTGCTTGACAAGCCTCTATAGGTGTTTTTGATTTTGGATCCAAATCGTTTGTGAATTTAATTGGATTTCGCCATGTTATGGACCAATTCCCTGTTTGCTGACAATAATCTAAAAAAACATAAGGGAATCCATAACATTTATATTTGTACTTTACGATTTCAATCAACATTTCCTCTGCTGTCATATCTATTTAATTTTACTCTTTTTGGGAGTGGTTAGCCTTCTTTAAAATACTCTATGAAATTTGGGTTAAATACTCTAAACTTAGAACCGTCTGTTTTTGTTACAAAGAAATTCCAAAATTCCATTCCATTGTTGGGAATATTTTCCACTATTGATTTAACATCATCCCTACCGACTTCAAAATAATCACAATCATCCCCTGCACCATCCCTGTCTACGGTACTGCCTACTGCTCTCCAATTGTATCTTAATCTTTTTACTGCTGCGCTCATAATTTCTAATTTTAGTTTATCGTGTAATGTTCCTTAAAACGGGAAGAAAGCCAATAATTCATCCCTTGTAACTTCTCCTGAATGTACCGTTGGATACCATAATTTAGGAAGCAAATCGTTTATTTTATCCCAATCAATGTTTGCATTTAAAACTATCGCTACGGAATTTCTCATGTGTTCATCACCATCTAAAGGAAGCCTTTCATCGTCAATGGTTTCAGAAATATTCCACCCGTCAAATTTGGTGATTGGCTGCAATTCACAAAACTGATAATTAAAAACAGAATCTTCTGGTAAATTCCATAATTCAGCATGTCCAATTCTTTGAGCCAAATCGTCTGTGTTGTGATAAAATTTATCTTCGTAAAATATCATAATTATGTTTTTAAAGTTGATTTTTCTATGTACTCCGATTCCGAATAGTAGTGCAATACCGTTTTGGTTTGTTTCCTTGGTTTTTCTTCTTGTGTGTTCATTGCTTAAGGTTTTTCATTGGTTTCTGATAGTGAGGCGAGGGATGCGGCTGATAACGTTCTAGCTGTTTCAATCCATGATTCCCGTTCATAATCATTGTATGGGTATGGTGCATTCGCTATCTTCTCCAAAGCCTTTTTCATTTCCTCGAATTGGGTTAAGCGGGTTTCCTGCATCCAATTTGCGCCAGCTTTAAAGTCAACTCTGCTGAATGCTTTTTTCATATCGCTTTGATTAATACCGTTTGCGTAATTTTCAGCAGCTTTATGAATGTCTTTCGTTGTATTATCCATTATGTTATGATTTACTTTTTTCTCTTTCGGTTAACATTGCGTCGGCAATATCATAAGCGGTGCCTGTGTAATAAGACGATTGTAATGGTAATAAGGGGTTATTAACAAGTATTCCTTGAATAATTTTAGCGGCGAAATAATCTCTTAATGTCATTCCTTCTTGCCAAGGCGCTGATTCTTGATTGCTAAATGTTTGTTCGCTCATTGCGACAGGAAACGCCGCGGGATTGTTGTTTTTCATAATCTTATTTTTTAATTGTTAACTGTGTGGTTGGAGGTTAGAACTGATTTTAAATCATAAAGTTCTTTTTTGGTCTTTTCTAATTCATCAATAATTTCATCACATTTTGCAGCGACTTTATTTAATTGATCCCCTAATAATCTTGCATCGGCTCGGCTATCGTGAAAAATACCCCCACCCGTTCTAATTAGCCTTAAATTTAATTTTCTCATCCCCTATAATTTTTGTGATGCCAAAGCATCGGTTAAAAATCGTATTTTTTATATAAAAATATAATTGAATTTATGAATCCAGGCAATGTTAAAATAAGCAGTAATATGTAAAGCGTTGTCTGTTGATTATTGATAATACTCATTAATTGTAATGGAATAGCAATGAATCCCATTACAGTACACAATATAGCCGTTGTTGTTCTCATAATCCCTTTATTTAAGTTGTTTATCCCGGAGTTCTCGGAATTTTTTAAGTCCATTTTTAAATTCACTGCATTCTGAGCAGTCATTAGTTGGAAAAACACCACAGCAATTAAAATTTAACATAAATTCATTAAGAGTTTTTTCGCTGAAATTATGATCTTTGCATAGTATTTTGTCAATTGCTTTTTGTTGGTCTTTATTTGTGGCCGGATTTAATTTCATTTTGTTTGTTTTTTTCTCGTACTTCATTCATGTGCTTGATTTGCCTATCAATATCAGATTTACAAGTGTTTAACATTTGTATAGCATTTTCAAAATCTTCATCAATCCAATTTTTTACTTTTTTCAAATCGTCAACTCTAAGCAAAAAAGCAGCATTTGATCGTTTATCGAATTGTGCGCCTTTATGAAATTTACGTTCTATTTTCATTTTGATTCAGTTAAAAGTTTTTTAACCGCATTTTCGCAAAGGCTTTTACGTGAACGGTTTTCTTTTTTAGCCAGGTCATTTAGCTTTTTTGCTTCTTCTTCAGAAACACGGATTTCAATTCTTACCATTTTATTTCGTTTTAATGTTACAGCAATATTACGTAAAATAATCGTATGTTTTACGTAGCGATAAAACTTTAACAAAAAACGCCCCAATTAAGGAGCGTTTGTAAGAATAGTATTGTGATTATTTATGCCGAATGTTTGTAATATGCTTTTTTGAGTTTCACGTCATAAGGAACCGTGCCGTTTGCAATAGCAAAATCCTTATATCCTGATCCGTTGTAGTATGTTGCAATCAAATGAAAGTTTAGGTTTTTAACGGCTGATAACAGTCTTTTGTCGGTCATTATAAATTTAACCATACAAATCAATTGGTTTTTTTCCGACTCTTTGCAGAACTCCCACATTTCTTTTACTGAAGAAAAACCAAGCCGCTTCCAATGTAATCCCATTATTTGTGGACCGCCAATAGAAGTAGCTTCCATCGCTGATTCTGTATCAATCCCGGCAGCGGAATTAAAAGCAAGCCATTCCTTTGATTGAGTTTCGACTTTATTCACAATCCACAACGATCCCGGCGTGCTTTTTTGCCAATCAGCAAAAAGCCTTTTAAACCAAACGGGTTCAAACTGTATTATTATTCTACCATCGGCGCCAAAGCAAATACCTGAACTTTCAACTTCCCAAAACATCTTTAAAGCGGCGTATTTAAATCCGAATTGTTTTGCTACTTCTAAGAATTGTGCGTTGTTGATTTTCATCTGTATCTCCTTTTTCTAATAAAATCCTGAATTACCCCAACGGCTATAAATATAAATACTCCGAAGCCGATTAATGCAAATATACAAATTGGGATTAGTAAGTATGTAGGGATTGAGGTCATTTAAGAGCCATCCTTTTTTCTTCGGTAGACTCCCAACTTTTGTAGTATTCCGAAATAGCCTTGTTAGCGGCTAATATGCATTCGTTTGTAGATTTCTGGCTTTCCGATATCACCTTTTCTGCTTTAGGTTTTTTAGGCGGCAATTTGACGTTATTCTCCAGGCTCTTATTGCTGGATAAAAGTAAAAACATACAAATGAATAATGACATTCTATTTCCCATTTCTTTCTTTGATAGATTTTTCGAAACTTGCCCGGCTGCTGTCGCTATGCTTGGTAGAGTTTTCGGCAAAATTTATAAGTTTAGTTGTTACGACAACTACAACACAATCTTTGGTTTTCAATGCTTTTTTCAAATCTTTGTTTTCTTTATGTGCGTCCGTAACTTGCGCTTGTAATGACTGTATAAGGCTATTCCTGTCGTAGAAATACATAAAACCAAATAACGCCATTACACAAAGAAGAACAACCATTGTCTTTTCTGAATCTCGTAGCTTAGCCCAACTTAAAGCAAATGCGCCAGCTTCGTTTGGATCCATATATTCAAAGGTATGTTAATTGTCAAATAGAAATGTTACACGATTTCCACTTCGATGTTGTTGATTTGGGATTGTTCGGTTGGGGTTGGCAACCATTGATCGTGTGTAACACTATTTTTCATGCTCCTTGTTTTCGATTTCCGCTTTTGTTTCTGCAAAGTTTCCAACTCCTGTAACGTTTTTATCTTTTGCCAAAAGCCCAATACCGATAGTACCGAAAAAAGTAGCTGCCAATCCGACTATTTTAAGCCAGCTCGGAACTACTTCTAATTCTAATTGTTGAATCGCTGTAGGCACTAATCCAAGTGCGGTAACGATTGATGCTAAACTCGTACGCCAATTTTTCATGATCCAAACTTTAAAGTTAGCATCAAAGATATAAAACTACCCAATACGCCGCCATAAAATCCCCAACGAATATCCGACCAATCGAAAACATGATAGCCTTGTTCTTTAAATGTTTTTTCATCCCAATATTGTTCCCGGGCCGCATTTGGAAACCAACCGAAAATAAAGGAAACGGCAAATACAATGCAAACGTAGTCGAACCAAAATAGATTATAGAAATCCTGCCAATCAATGAAGAAATACATTACAACAGCGCAAATGGGTGCGGTAAGTAGGAAGTGCAAGTGTTTATTGTCGTGAATCCAAGCGGCTAACCCACCAGGTTTTACCAAGTGCATTAAGTCGGTCGTGCTGAAAAAAGCGTTTATGAACTTTTTCATAAATTTTCCAGATTAGCGTTTTGCAATCCGGTCAAAGTATTTTTAGCATTATCAATGCAATCGCCTCGGTTTTTAAAACTTTCGGTGCTCGCATCTAATATTTTGCCGTTGTTCTTTGATTTCAAACGCCAACGCCATTGACCACGCCAGTTTTTATAAAGCTGAAATATTGTCGCCTTTTCCATAATTAAAGTGTTTAGATTGTAAATGTAATAAAAAAAGCCGTACAAACTGTGCAGGTCGTTACGGCTAAAACTTATTAAAGAAAAAATGATTATGTAAATGTGATGGCCGGAACCTGGTCTTTTAATTGTAGCTTGTGCCGCCGTTAATAACGCCGCCATTTCTTTGATGTTTCATTTGCAAATGATTTAGATTATCTGAATATCATAATAATGTGTTTTAAAGTGATTGTAAACATAATAAAAAAAACCTCACTTTTTACAGCGAGGTTAAAAATATTTATTATGAAAGTGTAAATGTAGGGAAATTTATCTTTCCTTAAACCATAAAACAGAAACAAAGTGTCCTGGCAATCCTGATTTCTCTATTCTTTCGACTGCAAGATCTCCAAACGGAAACAATACACTTCCTAAATTGTTAGAACTTGGGCCGCCTATAAAGTTTATTTTTTTACCCATAACAAAATATCGTCCAAGTTTTTCAGATAATGGACCAAACCAAGGAGCAGATCCCCTTTCAGGCAAAACCATAATGCCATTATCGTGTTTAAGCATCTTTTCTGCCCAAATTTCTTTTTGCGAAAAAGGCGGATTGCACCAGACAAAACCGCTCCATTCAGATGTTAATCCGTCTTCTCCGTTACCGTCCCATAAATTTATATTTGCTATAAAAGTGTCTAAACCTGCGCACGGATCTAAATCAAAAGGACCTAATGCTTCTGTAATGTATTTTGGTGTTTGTAAACAATCATTTTTTTTAAGTTCCATAATATAAATAGAAAAAGTCCCAACACGGCTACATGAAGGGACTTTTATCCAATTAAATTGTTAGTTTAATTTTTACGTTTAAGGTAGCCGTCTTTAACGTATCGCAAACATACAACTTATTTCGGAATCTCAACCATCAAACTATTACTTTTTTCAGTTCGCCAACCGTCTGAATTTTTGCCTTTAACAACGTATATCACGCTGCCTTTGAGTTTATCGGCTGCATTGAATGTTACGGTTATAAATGTGTTTGTGGTTTTTGTAAGGTAATTTTCACACGCTGCTCCCGCCTTTTCTGAATTATCACACGTCGGGTTTCTGTAAATTGAATACTCGGTAACGGGAAAATTAACCGGAACACTCCATTGTAATTTAACGCTTGTTTTGGTGAGCGATCCGGGAACGTATGATAGAATCGGCGCATTGCTGACGGGTATTTGCTTTGGAATAACTGTAACTTTAATATCATCCCAAGCAACGCCGCCTTTTCCGTCCATTGCAAAAACCCTGAAATTCATAGTTCGCGGTATTCCTGGCAACACATTCCAAGTACCGTTATTTGTGAAATTCACATATCCCGTTTGCGTATCTGCAGAAACAAGCTGCAGCGCACCCGAATAATTTAATCTGTTTGGTTTGGTAAATAGTGGCGGTGTCAGATCAATTTGTGCAATTCTAATTGTGACTTTATCGCCGTCCGGATCGGAAGTGACTGCAGATAATGAAAATGGCGTATCGGCTTCAATTACCCTATCAGCTCCAGCGTTAACCGTAGGCTTTCTATTCCCGGTCGTAATACTCCCTAAAGGCAATGTAGATAAATACTGAATTATGCGAACTGCAGATGAAGGATGAAATATTGGTGATGAATTTGCAGCAACGTTATAAGCTGCGGGAGCCGCCCCCGCATGGCTCATTATGGTTACTCCGCTGCCTGGTTCTACATTTCCGGTGCCTACAACGTAACTTCTGGTATGGATTCCGTTAACCTGATGCCCCCATTCGTGCGTATTTACATTAAAATCATCTTTTGCGTTTGCGGGATCTAAATACAAAACAAAACATTGCCCTTTGAATAACGGATCAGTAACTGAACCGACTTTCGTTGCATTCCCTCCAATACCCAATCCGTAAACGCAAGCCATATCGTAATTGGCCGTTCCTATTTTTGCATCTACTAATTTTTGATTTTCTGCAGCATAATTACCTGTATGTGTAAATGGATAATCTTTTGTTTTGGAATAGAATATTAACTTTTCGTTTCCCGGAACCAATTGCACAACTGCAGCTAATTCTTTTCTAAAAGTGGAATTCACGTTTGTAAGAACCCTGTTTTGCCAGGTAAATACTTTCTCTTGCGTACCTCCTAATCTCTGAACGAATTCTGCAGTAAAGGACATTGCAACCCGAAGTATGGTAATATCGCCCCTGACAGCTGCAGCTTTTTGATTTACTTTGGCACGCTCCGTAAAATCAGATATAATTTGCCTTTCGTCAACATCGCAGGAAAACTCCCTTTTGCTTTCTACCCGGCCTATCTTATAACCATTGCCTGTTGGCTGTACAAACGTTTGTAGGGAATCCGTAATTGTTGCCTCAACGCCTTCTTTTGAAACTGCAATGCTAATCGAACGCCCGTCTTTGTCAAATCCGTGAAAACTCCGAAGTCCGTATTTCTTTGCAATCTTATCATCAGCAAAGTTGAAGTCTTCAATAAGTGCGTACTGCGATAAATTTCCGGATGCGTCGGGAACGGTTGCTTTTTTAGCGTTCAGTTGTTTTGTGAACGCTGGTATATTAAGTCCGTAACTCGGTTCGCCTGCTTTGGATTGTTGTTTTGTCCATTGGGCGAAAGTAAGGATTGGGAAAAGTAGGAGGATAATTAGTTTTTTCATTGGTTAATTATTTATTTAATATTCGTATTGCTTTTTCCGCGCATATCTTAGTAAGTCCGTAGCCTATATCAGCGCAATCATTATGATTTATATTGTTTGATGTTTGGACAAAATTATACTTTTGCTCTGGCAACATATCTGAATCATCATCTAAAATAACATATGATTCTATATTAGAGTTATTCTCTAACCAATGTTTAATTTCTTCACCTCTAACGACTTCTTTTTCTCCGAATAATTCATAATATTCAGGATTAAAATAACCAATTGTTCTGCCTATTATTTCTCCAGGTAGTCCCCTGTTTTTCCATAAGTCTATTAAAAACTGGTCGCCTCTATATCTCCAAGTACTGCTGATTACAATTTTAGCCTTAGTACAAGCAATTATAAAGCTTAGGTTATTTACAAATCTTTCTGTAAATATTTGACCAAATTCGTCACGGTTTTTAGAGGCTACATTTAAAACGCCGTCAATGTCTAAAAATATTACTTTCATAATTTATTAATTAATCATCAAATGTAAATAAAAAATCCCGACTGTTAGGACGGGATTATGTCAGAAAATAAATTTACGCTTTCTTCTTTTACAGATTTATTACTTATTAATGAGTTAAAACCGTCATTGATACTGTTAAACTTTTGAATATATGTTGATTCGATTTTAAAAACTTCTGAATCTGGGATGTTGCTCGGTAAAACATCCAATACCTCAAAAGACCAATCGCTTAATTTTGTTTGTCGTAAATAAATTCCGAATGGACTTACGGAATGCTGTAAATGATTCCACCACCGAAAGAAAGGTGCGTTTCGGGTTTTACCAATATAGCATTTGTTTGTTGATTTTTCTGTGCATTTGTAAATGTAATTTGGAGAATCAGTTTTTACGTAATTCATGTCGTCTGGAATTTCTATACCGTCATTTTTTGACTTTATAAATTCCTTCATACAATAGTCATCATCGCTTTTGCAAAACAATACATCCAGACCAAACATTCTTTCGTTAAATCTCGGACGGTTTACGTAGGTGTTAGCGTGGACGTGACCACACGAGGCACATTTCCATTCCCCTTTATCAATTTGTTGCTTTTCGTAATCATAAAGAGGATACACAAGTACATAAAAGAATTGTGCTTGATCTTTTGTTTCCTTTGAATACACTTTACCGTTCGGAAAAAACTGTGGGTAACGCTCAAGCAAAATAGATTTTACTTCTGCATTATCTTTGGCTTCAATAAGTGGCTCCCTAATAATTTCAACAGTATCAAATCCTCCAGCATAATATTCATCTTTTGAAGCAATAGATTTTACAACACGTATCATTGCTTTGAATAGTTTTTTGTTATTTTCCATTTCAGGGAAAGTATTAAACCGAAAAAACCCGCAACACTCGAATGCTACGGGTTTTCCCTATCAAATTAAATAGTTTGATAATTGACTGTTAGACGTTTCGAGCCGATAAAACAGTACGCAAACATAAACATTATTTCACACTTCCAACCACTTTTCCCAATTAATTATAAAATAAAAAAATACGAACATTGCAAACAACCCCGATATAAAGTAATGAAAGCAAAGCCATTCCGCTTGTGTTTGGTCGATTATATTTTCAGTACCGTAAAGGCAATAACCCAATCTTTGCATATAAATCACGCTGCAAAATACAGCCTGTGAGATTGAAAACACATTAAATGCGAATAACGATCCAAGGGCAGCCGAAACAATTACATTCTTTTTTTGACCGTCATACTTAACAGCAATCCACGCAAGCAAATAAAGCCATTCTACCCCGTAAACAAGACCTGAAAAGTAATAGTAATACCCAAAGTGATCTAAATACAAAATAGCCACAATCCAAAGGAATATGGCTATAATATGTTTGTGCAAAACGCTCATTTAAGATGTCGGTCTTGTTGGTCTTGGATGGATTCCGGCTCTTGCCCAATCAACGGTCTGCACCAGATTTCCGGCTGCTTCTTCTGCCAAAACCATATCTAATAACTCCTGTGCTTCTGCTGGTGATTTAGGCGCTCTCGTCCTGATGATAACTATGTCCATTTGTATATATAAATTAATTGGTTACTTTTCTGTAATTAAAACATCAACGGGCGCACTCGGAACAACTACCGTTGCAGCGGCTAATAATTCCAAGCCTAAAACGGTTAATGATGCCCGGGCAAATGTATTGACTGTAAATCCGGTCGTGCTGATAGCCGATATTCTCAAAAATTGATTTGTAGCTGATTGATTTACCATATTTGCCTGGATATTCGGAGCAACTGCGTAAGGTGTAGCGAAAGTAACAGTGTACACTCCCGATGCGTTTGTGGTTCCGGAATATGGCGTTACTCTTTTGAATGGCGCAATTACATTCAGTTGTTTTGTGGTATTGTTGTGTACCAATATGCTGTCAGAAGCTGTTCCTTTGGCGTGGTAATTCACTTTCAAACTTTCAATTGTAGCATCGGTAAAGAAGTATGAAACGGGATTCGTTCCAATTGGCCCATCTTCTTGATTTTCGCTGTATGATGCAGCAAAGCAGTAAAACACCATTATAAGTGCAAATGCTAAAATAATTTTTGCGATTTTCTGTAAGTTCATTTCTATAAAGTTAAGGTGTTAAAGTTGCTACAATTGAAAGCCAAACGTCTGCAGTTCCCGCTTCTGAGTTTTTAATGTAAATCATCGGTCCCGTCGTCACGTCTTTTGCCTGTACAACGTGACCGACCGGAACATCAGGATAAGCAGCATTTAAAGCAGCTTTCGTCAATGCGATTGTCGATGCGCTTATAGATCCTAATTGTCCTAACGTCATTAACTGTGTAGGCGAAGTCGCTGGTTGTCCTTCTGCCTGACCATTTTTTAATACCGAAAACCTGTCTGCGGTTGTGCCTCCAATATTTGAACGCAAAACAAAACTTCTACCCGTTGATGTAGCGCCTGAATTAGTAAGAGTTGCCAAATCTACAGCATCGTTTAATGCCCTGGAATAACTCAAAGCAGTCGTTGTGCTTCCAATACCTAATTGACCGTTGTTTGCTACGTTTCCTCCAGTAAAAAATACGTTTCCACCAACACCGATTGCATTGTTGTTAAATGCCAACATGGTAGAATTGTTTCTTATAATCGAGAAGTTAAAATTTGTAGTGGTTCCCAAAACCATGTTGTTGTTTACCGCTGTATTCCCCAATCCCTGCCAAGTCATGGCCAATGCATCAAATACAGCGTTCTGGCTTGGCGCAACCGTAGTAACTCCGTCAACTATTGCATCGGCAACTTTTCCATTCGCAACCGCATCCCTAGCAGCCGTATAAGCCGATGCAATTCCGATTACAGGCGTTGTAGTTCCGCTTGCTACGGTTGTTTCATTTGACACGCCTGTAACACTTGTAACGGTTCCGTTGCCTTTTGTCGCTAATCCTGCATTTATAGCATCTACCGTTGGGAATTTAACCCCTGTTCCGTCTGTTGTAAGTGAATTCTGTTTATTTGCTGAATTCTCTTTTAATGCTAAACCTGTATTAACCGCAGTTTTACTTGGAGCAATTGAGGTAGATGCAGTTAAATTATTTTCTACTTTAGAATCAGAATAGGCATTAGAATTTGTATTTGCCGCATTGTCACCTGTATTGGTTCCTGACAAAGCGCCTCCGTTAATTAATCCTGAAAAACTAATGTCTTTTACATTTAAGATATTCATCAGGTTCATATCCAAGTCTTCAGTTGCTGGGTTTTGGAATCCGCCGCCGCCAGGGAAGTTGTCAATTACCCATTGTTCACCCGCAACCCTGTCAGTACCCGCTGCTAAGTCTGGGAAAATCCACGTTCCTGTGTAATCGGTAGGCGCTTCAAATAAAATATTTGTTGCTCCAAATTCCTCAGTATGTGTAATCCCGTTAAATGAGTATGCGGTATTTTTAAAAGTCCCGAACTCCTGAGTTCCAACTCCGCCGCCTCTAATATTGGTATAATTCCCAACCGCATCAGTAATATTAATATACCCGCCAATCGGGTTAAAAGGATCGCTCCCGTCTTCAGTAAGTTCCATTCCAACACCTAAAGCCGTGTTGCCGTTGTCGAGGGTTTGCTTGATGTTTTGAGAACCGCCGCCAAAGCTATCTACCCAAACAGAACCATCGTAATATTGGTGTTTCCCCAATGTAATATCAATTACTTGCGTAAACATTGTAGGACTTGCAATCACGTTCTTTTGAGTAGTTGTCATTCTCGGAATAAGCAAACCGCCTGTTGTGGAATTTATGGAAATGTCCTGATTCACATAACCGTCAATCCTACTCGTTTTAATCCCGCCTGAAAATGGAGTTTGAGCAAATCCCGAAACAGCCAATAATAGCAATAAATATTTTTTCATCTTAATAAAATCCTTCAATTGTTAATTTCATGTCCACTTCTAAATCAGATCCCGTAATTGTGAGCGTTGTGCCTACTATTGATCGCTGTGACGGATAAATATGTGAGCCTTGTTCAATATAGCAACTCATAATTTTTAATCCCGCAGGAACCGTTATTGTACCGCCTGGGTAAATATCTTCGTAATACCACGCAGTTGACGAGCCGGATCCGCCTGTAACTTCAATCCATTCGCCGTTTTTTCTACCGTATAGTTTTCCGTCTTTTGGAGCTTCTGGAACGCCACTTATTTCATCAAAATAACCAGGGAAATCGTTTTCCTTTAGGTAGAATTTCAAAGCGTCAGCACTAGCAAAACTAGGAACTAAAGCCTGTCCGTAAAGTTTTACAGATATATTGGACGTTAAATATGCAAAACGCCTTGCGCCTGAACCGCCCCGTCCTTCTTTTACTTGAAAGCGTCCCATATCCACATCAAAAAGGAATTTTGAAACATGGTAAGGATCGGGAATCTGGCTATCTTTAAAGTTCCATATCCCCGGTTGAGCTTCTTCAATTAAAAGAAATCTTTCTTCCATTACTTCTCTATTTTAATCAAAAAGTTAGCTGGGGTTAAGTTAATTGATGAACCCGTATCGTTTTTAAATGGAATTGTTACAAATCCGGCTGTATTTACCCAAGCCTTCCCCCAATGGCCGCCCAATATCATAATTGCATTTCTAACACCGTAATGTACGATGTTACCGTCTTTTGCTTCAGGCATTGCTACAACTTGCGTTGTGCTTGCTCCGGCCGCTACCGTTCCAAAAGTTAGTGCCACCAATTTTCCTAACAATTCAGGTTCAGCGTACACGCTTGGAAACCCTGTTTTGTTCGGATCTGCTTCGACTTTTAAACCGTCTAACCAAAAAGTGCTGTCTGCCGCACCACTTGTGAATGTGCCTTTAAACGAAATGACATCCCCAGCGGTTAAATTCATTACCTGAGAAAAACGCTGCCATACATTCTCACTTTCCGATCCTTGTATTAAATCTGCTTGTATTTGAACAGGATTAATGCCGTTAATGTAGAACTCGGCGGTTAAATTCGGGTCATCGCCTAACAAATCCTCGTGATACGTTTCAAATGAAACAACATACATTCCTGTTTGCTCAGCGGTAAAGTTTAAAGCATCTGCCAAATCAAAATACAAAGTCGTGTCTGCCGTGCTGTTAATACGCAAAGCCTTTGTTCCGTATCTGTGATGTGTTGCATCATTTACAACTGTTCCCGGAGTTACACCAACGCCTGAAACATTCCAAGCTTGCGTTTCGTTGAAAGTCGAAGCATAGGGAAGCAAATTCCTGCTGAAATCAGGGCGTATTGTAGGATTGAAAGTAGCTAGTATAATTGCCATAATGTAATTTATCATTTTATTGTTTTTGGTCGTAAATCATGTCTAGGGTTGTGATTCCAAAAGGTAATTGTCCGTAGCATTTCAAAACAGGTGTGCCTGAAATCCATCCAATTGCGAATTGTGCTATTGTCGAAGTTCCGTTGAATCCTCTTTGCGTGCTGATTTTAGGAAGTCCCGTTGCAGGATCTTCAATATCGCTAGGCATAAAGTTGTTTATGTAGCCGCCCGCATCCGGTTTGAATGAAAACAAATTGAATCCATTAAGAGCCGAACTGGTTGCGTTATTTATGATAAGGTCAATCCGTATTTGTCCCCCAATTTGTCTGAAGCAAATGTTTGCCGTTAGAGTTCCCGAAGTACCTCCAGGCAATGCCGTGGTCACAATATTTGTTTGTGTTGTAAGGTTGTCAAAAACAGGTGTCGTAAAAACATCATCTAAAAATTCCGTAAGCAATGCCCGAACTTCGGCAGCGGTATTTAAACCGCCATCAGTAAGTCCGGCTATTTTTGTAACTAATGTTGCTTTTTTTCCCATATCTTAATTTGTAAAGAAATCGCTGTTATTCCAATCCGTATTTAACCAATCTCCTGCGCTTATTTGAAACTTCCACTCAACAACATACTGACTTTGCCCAAATGGAAATAAAAACAAACTTTCATCAAAAGTAACATAATATTCGCCATTTTCATCGGCAGCAGCTTGATTTATTTCAAAGGAATTGTCTGTTACAACAATATCCGATTGATCAAAAGTATTTACAACTGAATCGTCAGAAACTTTCCTAACGTATAAATTACCAACGCCTAATGTAATCGGATAGTTGAATTGTCCCTGAATTTGTGGCAGCAGTCCGGCTAACGTGTAAACTCCAACCGGATAAATTGGCGTGAATGATAAAAGCGGTGCGATTTGTAGTGCTGGCGTGTAAGTGTCCGCTTCGTTTGGATAACCTGAAAACTTACCTTCATAAAAGTTGCTATTCCCTTCACGTTCTCCAAGTGATAATTGGTTGGCCGTGTGACGAACACCGTTTAAATAAAATCGTGGCGATCTGATCCATCTGGCAAGTGCTTTCTGGGCGTGGACTGAAACGTGTTCAAAAGTATATTCCGCCAATAACGATACCGTTGCGTTGCTGGAAACTGTATTGCCGGACTCCTGTAAATACTTTTCGGTTTCTGTTTCATCTGTGAATTTATTAAACCAGCCTTTAAGTCCAAACGACTGCATGAAATTAAAGTTCGTATAATCAACGCCATTGTTAATTCCGTAACCTCTGTAATCGATGCGCAATATCTCTTTTAGATTGTATGCCACGTGGAACGGATTACTGTAAATAACCAAATCGCTAACAGGGGAACCGCCCGCCCAATGTGATATTTTAAGATAACATTTACGCCCCCAATGCGGGTAGAAATCGCCAATGTAAGCAAGTTCAACGGCTATATTCTGATAACCGGATTCCGAGTTTGAACCCTGATAAATGAAAACGTTGTTTGTGATGTCTTTGAGTACCTTGTCGCAGCAATCAACTAATTCGGCTTTATAATCACCTCCGAAATTAATATCGGTGTTGAAGTTTGATATTTGCAGGTATTCCTCAACAGGGGAAACACATAAAAATGACCAATCAAACACATTGGCAACTTTACTATCGCCTAGTTCTTTGGCGGCTTTTAAAGAGGTTTTAAAGCGTAAAAGTGCGTTGTCAATTGTCATAAGGCAAATATATAAAAAAATCCCACCGTTTATTGATGGGATTGAAAATTTAGCACTTGGATACTTTAATAGCGTATGATTCTACATTATTTGTTAAATCTTCTGCGGTTTGACCTGGTATTATCTGGACATTTATATTTTCCCATTTTATCCTAAAATGTTTTTTTAACATATAGAAGCAGTTGTTTCGCATAAATTCAAGTTCTTCTGAATCTGGAAAATTAAGAGGCTTGTATTTTTTTTGAAAAACAAGCGTTAAAAATAATAGTCTTCTTATCTTATTTTTTTCACGAATGTATTTTAGTTTTCGATTAATTCTATTGTTTTTCATAATTCATAAGTTTTAAAATAAATCCTTACCATTACAGCAAGGATTTAAAAGTGGTATTAAAAATGTATTCTCAGTCTATAATTCTTTTAACTCAGATTCGAGTCTTTGTATTTGTTGTTTAAAGAATTCTCTAAACAAATCATTAAACTTTTTATCGATACGGCTATCAAATCCATTTAAACCAGATTCGTCTGAATAATGAAGCGTAATAGAAAATTTATTTTTAGAAACATTTAAAAACGATTCAAATTCAATAATATCACTTTCGATTATTCTGGCTTTATTTAATATTTCCTTTTCCATATCAATCTACAATTTTAACGTTAAGTTTTTCTTCGGCTTCTTTTCGGGTTAGGGTTGGGATGGATTCAACTTTCGGATCGTCAAACTTTACTTGATAGGTTCCGTTACCAAGGTGCTGAAGAGTTCCTTCAATCGGTTTAATTTTTAATTGCCGCCCAATACAATCCCTTTGCGAAATCAATTCTTTGTTTTTCTTCAAAAGATGTTCTTGCTTTTCTTGAAGTTTTTTAATCTTTTCGATATTGACCGTAACTTTATCTAATATTGAAAGAGTATTCAGAAACTTTGCATGAAATTCATCCACCTGATTTACGGAATCTGTGTTTACAATATCAATCCGCTTTTCCTCTTTAGGCATTATCTCTGATAGTTTGATGATTGGTAAACTGTTTGGTCCAGAATTACCCACCCAATACAGTCCTGCTTTATAGTAACATGCAGCCGAACCTTGTGACTTACACGCAGAACCAAAAGCATCATGTAATATTTGGTTAAGCAAATCCAGATTATCACAATCCTTTTCAATTTGATGCGTACCGTGTTTTATAGCCTCGCAAGCTGCTTTAAACGGCATTTTTGAAGTGTCGCCAAGGATTAACGCTTTCATTTGTGTGTAGGTTAGTGGGGTGGTGACTTTTTTTGACGTTCCAAAGCCGTTTTCCATAAAAAGAACACAGTCACTAAACTCGAAATCAATATAATCAAATTCGTTTCGAATTGTTGGATATCCTTTTTCGAATATTAGTTTCATAATCTCTTTCCTTTCCTCTGCCGTACTGTTTTCGATGGTCATTCCATCACCGATTTTGAAAATGTGTTTCATAATGTTATTTTTTTTAGTTTTTAATATCCTATAGAATTAAAAATCCTTTGCAATAAATTAGGCTTAGTTGCTTCTTTTAATTTAGTTTTTAATACAGATATTTCATCTGATAAAATACCTATTGCTTGTTCTTTTTTGAAATACTCACAAAAACCATTGCGTATATTTACATGAATTAAAAACCCATTTTTTAACGCTTTGTTTTCTTCTAATAGTAAGTTGTATTCTTTTAAAGAAATTGTAACTGTGTTTTCCATAATCCTAATTATTTATAAAACGCGAAAACCCGACAAATTAGAGGTTCGTCGGGTCACGGTTTCAGAAGTTAAACTATTAATTCAACTCTGTATATCGTACAATTGGAATCCCTCTAATATTCCGCTTGTTATATTTCAGTAGACAATATTACTAAACATTTTCCAATGCCGCAACAAAATCAACAACATTTGTATAGGTGTTTCCGTTTATTGTTACTTTTTGGTAGGGTTGTGGCTTATTAAGTAAGATATTTTTTACATCGAATAACGAAACTAATCCGTATTCTGATACATTAAATCTAAATTCACCGTAAGGCGTTCCGTTAATCAACACAAATTCACCAGATCTTTCAATAGCAATAAAATCAGGTTCATTTTTACGCCAACCTGTTATTTTTAAGAAACCGCCCCGTATATTGTACTCGGACTTCTTAATAAATATTTTCTCAGTTCCGTTTAGTGTTTGAACCCGGATAAACCCGAATTCGGTTTCTTGTAAGCGTTCCAATTCGACAACCTCTTGTAAAGTAGCCGATACCGTAGTATTTATTAATTCAGGTCTTAAAACGGCTGTTTTCAATGATGAAACAGGGATTTCTTCATTTTCCTGATAAAAACGTTCGTTCCTGAATTTAGTCCTTGCAAGTCCGTTGTTTTTAAATGATGTCGTGCGAATGATTCCGGTCGGATCGTACATTGCGGCAGCAGCTAACCAACTTTCCCACTCTATGATATTTCTGCGTGGCGAATGAAGCAAGTTTCCGAAGTTATCCCCGTTTTGGATATTCTCAACTATCATTTCTTCGTCGGTTCTGTTCATGAATGAAACTCCGGTAATGGTGAATCCGAAAACTACATATCCTTCATAATCAACTATTGAAACGGGACTTGTCGGCTGCAAAACCAACGTAGTAGGTGTAATTGAAATAATTTGAAACAACCCTCCATTCGCCGCATTTGAGAATATTTCAAAATTACCCCCAACCGTTACGCCTATTGTATCCCATCCGAAAGATGTGCTGTTTGAATCAGTTGATGTGTTAAGCAGTTCCAGGCGTCCGTTGCTTTTTCTGGCTAATAAATTAAGTCCGTACTTTCTGTATGTACCTGGGGGTAAAGGCACAATGTCATAAACGAATATCTTAGTATCATTTTCTAATGAAGTGGTGTTTTTGGTATTAACTCCGTCCCGACGTGCTTTTTCTCCGGCAAACGGATCGCGAATTATATTTAACTCAATCTGCTTTGTATTCGGTACCTTGTCGCTCGGTAATGACTTTTGTTGGTCGGTATGTATCGCATCGGTTGTATTCCTTTCATTGTCGCCTTGCTCATAAGTGGAATATCCAAACTCGAAGGTGTTTACCGCATATTCATCATCCTTAATTTCGGTAAAATCGACCGGATATGCTTGCAGAAATCCGCCCATATCGTAACTCCTGAAAAAATCATCGTAATGCTGAATTTTTACGCCTGAATTCGCCAATTGATACCAGAAATTAACCTCTTTCAAATCATCATAAATCTTTTTGAAGTCAATCAAAAAAGGTTTATCCGTGAATTGACGAATCCCGTAACCATTGAAGGCAATTTGGTCGTAATATCTACCTCCTGGTTCAAATTCAGGAATCGAAACGGTTTGACCATTTATTGATTTAACCGCCTGTTTGAACAAGTCGCCATATCGAACGCCTGAAATAACGCTGTCAAATGCGGTTTGTGTTGCTGTGATTTGGAATGTAGACTTTTGAACTGACCAACTCGTGCGGGTGTTTAATGTAGTACCGTTTGAAACGTCCTGAAATATTACCGAAACGCCGCTGCTTAAAAGCACAGTTAGGAACTCTCCGAAATTGTAACCGCTGCTATCTGTCTCCCCTAAATGCTCAGTATCCCATGATAACGCCCAAATAATCGAAATACAATAATCCTTCGGGCAATCCGGTAGATTAGCATCCAAAGTGTCAGGTAAGTGGAAATTCTGGTTCGTGCGCCCGTATAATGACTTTTTATATATTTCCTGATTCCAAATTGCGCTGTCCGGCGTAAGTTCGTAAGGATCTAAAGAGCAAAGCGCATAAACCCTGATAAAGCATTCTGATTGATCCGTTGAGGCAGGAAACGAAACCCTGTAAAAGAAATCGATATCCAAATCGAAATGTATTTTTACATTGGTGAGGTTGGTTTGCGCCCGAATGTATTTGAACTGTCGGCCAGCCGCTTGCGCATCACCAAAACCGCCCAACGCCTCGAAAGGAACCAAAGAATCTTCAATGCCAACCGTTGTTAAGTAAGTCGCCAAATTGAAATAAATACTACCCCCTGCCAACAATAAATAACTTTGCCTTTGCTCCCAAACACTTACGCCTGTAACGGGTTTTGCCTTCAAAAGCATTTTAATCGGCTGCAACGGGTCAATTGGCTTTCCGGAAATGTCCTTATTTGAATAAACATCAATTTGCGTAGTTTCCCGGCGCTTTATTTTTGCTCTTTCGGTATTCTGCACCACTTTGCATTTAATAGCATCTTTGCTGATTTCAGCACCTATAAAATCCAACGCTCCAACCGTTTTAAAAGTCGAACCTTCCTCAACTTCAAACTCAATATCTGCGTTCCAACCGTATTTCTTGCTATACAATTCCAACCACTCAAAACCCATTGTCATTTCCATGACAACGGTACCGTCCGGCAGAACCTGTTCCTGCTCAGCGGGATCGAAAAAACCCCTGATAAATTTAATGTCAGTTGTTTCACTCGCAAATGAAATATTCATTCCGTAACCTTCACGCTCGTTTGTGATTACCATTCCGGCATCGGCTTGCATCGGCTCGGTAATTCTTATCCTACCTGGTTGCTCTTCATTCTTGAAATTTAAGTGGAATATTTTCATATGAATACTTGTCTGATATTTCTGGCGGCGCAATTGGCTTTGTACAATTTTTTATTGTTCACGATAATGTAAGACTTCATTTCACCGTCTGAAATTTCCATGCCGCCTACGGGTTTACTATCAATACTGTTTTTAACGCCATTCAAAGCGGATAACAATTGCGTATTGTCATTATTCAAAGTGATGTTTGGACTTGCTGAAATTCCGTTATTGCTCAAAATAGAATTCAGTCCATTATCGAACATTAACGCCTTGCTTTTTTCGTGGGTTAAAATCTTATCGCCTTTTTCCAACATTCTGAGATTTGCTCCCTTTTTTGATCCGGTGCTTTTAATATTTCCGTGTTTGTCAGTATGGATTTCAGGTCCACGTTCATCTACCCAAGCATAGCCGCCCGGAGCGTTGTCCGTACCTTTGAAAAATGACGGCGGTTGCGCTGCGTTAATTGCTGCTAATTGCGTTGCTCCAACTGCGGCCGCGAATATAGACAATGCAATACCCGCATAAATATTTTTAGCCGTTGCCAATGCGCTAATAATCGCTTGCGCTGTATTAATAATTACGTTGAAAACAGCAATCTCTTTGGCGGCTTGCGCTTCACGTCGTTGTAATTGTTTTCTCTTTTCATCGTAATCCCTTTCTACTTGCTCTTTGGCAGCTGCTGATTCCCCTGCGAATAAAATAGCAACATTCTTTTCCTTTTCCAATCTTTCGTAAGCAGCGTCGAAATTTTCCTGGCTTAAATTCGATATCAGTGCGAAAGTTTCTTTTGCTATTTCAGAAACTGTCAAAAAGGTATATGCCATTTTTTTTCTAGTAGCATCGCTTTGCGCTGCCAATATTTCTTCCAATGTGCCGCCTCTTTTAGCTACTTCGGAAGCCATTTGATCAAAACCATCAGTTACTTTAGAAAACGTGCCGTCTAACAAGGTTGACAAACTAGAAAGACCCGCACTGCCTAGGAAAGAATTTTGTATGTTATTAGATAATTCTTTTAATTGTCCGTTTGCATACTCTAAAGATTTAGCGAATGGGCTTTGCTCTTTAAATTCGGTGTTCAATAGCCTATTGGCTACTTCAAATCTTGCTTTTATTTGTTTTATTTCTTCTTCATTATTCCCTGCTTTAGCCAAGGCAATAACTTTTTCAATATCTAATTCTTTTCTCTTTAATGCTATATAGCTTTCAAAAGACTGTTGTCTTATCGCTAATGATAGTTTTTCGTTGTCTGAGTTCTTTTTAAATATAGAAGATTGCTCGTCTCGATAAGTCTTTTCTGTAGAAGCGACAATCTCACGTCTTTTCTTGATTATATCTAATTCAGATTTGCTTGTTTGATCTACAACATCTAAATATGACGCGTCATATTTTGCTTTTAGAAGTAATTCACGGCTATTGTATTGTCGGTTTATTAAGGCTATTTCATCATTATGATATTTACGTATTTTAATTAATTGTTGAGCATTTCCGCTTGCTTCTTCCACTTCTTGCTTATATCTCGCATCAGCCTGATAGATCTCAACTCTTTGCGCTTCGTCCAGTTGCATTTGCTCGTACTTGAGATTATAACTAAGTAATTCCTGCTTTTTTTGAAGCATTTCACCATAAGTCGTTATCCTGTCAGCAAAACTTCTTTTCTCGTCAGCAGAAAGTTGTTCCAATAATTGTATCTCTCTTTCCCTCCTGAACTTACCTAACTCATAAGCCGCTTGGTCGAATTCGTTAAGTGTTTTTATATAGTCCGTTAGTACATTAGATTTTTTATCCTTAGAATCCTTACTATCCTCTAATAATATCGAATCTTTCTGGAGTTTATATATTTGCTCAGTATATTTTAAATTTTGTTTATTTATAGCCGTGATGCTTTTTTCGATAACCGACCTCCTTGTAGTAAGGTCTGTAACTTTTCTATTTTCCGATACTAACAATGAATTTAACGCAGACCTTTCTTCTGATCCTAACGCATTATTAATGCTTTTTTCAAGTTGGCTTTGCCTCTCTTTCGACTTCTTTAAAAGAGTGTCGTTTAACCCTAATTCATATTCAAGGTCTTTAATCGTCTTTTTATTGTCTTGAACAAGTTTTACTTTTTGTTCAGCGTCGGCTCTGTCGTTCAAAGCTTTTACCACGTCTTTATTAAATTTAGCGGTGTTCCCGTCTAAAAACTGCTGATCGGTTATGTTTTTTGAATATCCTACATAGGCTGATCTTATCCTTTCAATAGCTACGGCTCTCTCATCATCTGAGGCTGTAACGTCTTTTGCTATTCTTAGGTATTTATTAAGCTCATCGATTGGAGCAATAGCTTCTTTTGCCCCCTCTAGTCTTGATTTATTAAACTTCTTCTGATTTTCATTTAATTTTTCAAGTTCAGCATTAGCGCCAAAAAGTGATTTAGCCCATTCTCCAATCTCTTTCCCGTATAACGCCAATACAAGAAGTCCTATAGTCATGTATGTGTTGAAAGAAAATATAGCGTCTCCAATTTGCTTCCATACACTAACTACTGGTTTGCCTTGAGCGATTAATTCTTTATTTTCTGCAATTACTCTTTGTATATTATCCACAGCCATGGGAACATTATTTCCGATAGCAACAGCGAATGTCTGAAATCCATAGGCCGCCGAAGGAAGTTCTCTGGCTATTTGAGATATAGATGCGCTAAGTCCGTTATAACCCCCCACGTAATTACCAACGTTTCTTTGATTTAATCCCAAGGATCTGTCAATAGCTTTTATTCTTTCGTCGAGTACTCGAACATTTGCCGCTGCAATTTGAAATATCTTACTGTCTTCTCCGAACTCATAACCTATGGCTTTGGCTTCTTTCCTGAGTCGTTCTAAGGTTATGCTTGCCTTATCATATTCTGTCGTCAGGATACTTATTGATTTAGCTTGCTCGTTTGCTGCTCGTTGCAATATAGCATTGTCTATTTTTTCCTGAGTCGTAAGTTTGGCATTTACAGTTCTTGACCTTGCCAGTGATTCTAATTGCTTTTGAAGTTTAGCAATTGTTTTTTCCTGTTCGTTGTATGCAGCAGTTAATTGCTTTATTGCATCGTCAGATTGGCTTGGTGTTTTAACGCCGCCCTGCTTTTTGTTCAAAACGTCTACGTTTGAAATCATTTTCACAATCTCAGCGTTAGCGGAAACTAATCGATCAATTGCAGACTGCGGTATAATCTCTATAAAATCGCTCATTTTTTCATGTTTTGAAGTTTTATAGCCTCAGATTTTTTTATCGCCCTTTTTTCTTCTGCCACGTATTCTGGAAGCAAAATCATAGCATGCAGGGTTCTGCCGTGAGCATCAGACAAAGCGCTTAAAGATTCGTAAAAATCAAAAACATCCTTTGTGTTTGATTTTAATATTTCGTTGATTCGTGTTTCGCAAATAGATAACTCATCTTTTAATATCCCGATCTCAACATTTAATATTCTTGATATTTCATCCATAACAGGGACGTCATAATCGATATGAATATCAAAAGATATCTTCAATGCGTCCATTTGTTGAATAACTATTTGCAATACCGTTTTGCTATTCCACATTTTTGATGGAATGTTCCACCAAAACTTAACTATAGAAGTCAAACATCCCATTTTATACCTTAAGAAAGCAGATTCTTCGGTCAGTAAAAGATACTCTTTAGCGTCTGGGTTTTCTGACTTTAAAAAGTATTCGTCAAATATCTCAATAAATACTTTTTTAGGATTTTCCCCAGGCTTGGGACAAAGAAGTTGATAGTTTTGGGTTTTTCTTATATCAAAAAAAACCTTAGCAGGAATATTATCGTAAGAATTATATTTCATTATCCAATTTTGTATTTATTTTTAAATATTTTCACAATGTCTAAACGAATATAGTTTTGCCCGTACTCCAATAAAGACCGCCTAGATATGTCATAAATATCATATCCATACTTCTTACCTAATAAATCTTTTTTATTGTTAGATGCATCAAATAAAACACCGTTTTTGCCGCCTCTAACAACGAAAAGGCTATTAACGAAAGCTCCGGTTTTAAAAAGATCAACATAACCATATCCAGCAAGCGCATTTTGATTGTGTTTGTCAAAAGCATAGCTTTCGCTTTGGTATTTTCCTATTTTTTTTCCATTCGGACGATATCCAAATTGAAATTCATTTTTCTTTTCCTCAAAAAGAAAACGCCCCTTGTCTTGTTCGATAAGCTTAACCAATTCGTTGTTAAAAAACGAAGGGTTCGAGATTATTGATTGAAGCCTGGATTGATATTCTTTTGCGGAAATATTTGCCATTATCTATTAACTCTACGCTTTTTCGATTCAGTTCCCGGAGTGTCGTTATCGACAACAGGCTTTGCAACTTCTGTTGGAACTGTTTTGGCGATTGTCTGCTCATTTTTTTTGTCTTTACATCCTTGGCACTCGCCGTCTTTGTCCGGTCTGATTGCTTTTAGAAATTCATCAATCAAAGCATCGTTTGTTTGGTTTGTGTTTTTCTTAATCCATTCCTTTTTTTTAGCGCACGACTGAGCTAAAAACCAATCGGCATCCTCTCCAAAGATTTGCTTATTAAATACATTCATAATCTTTATTTTTTTATGTTGTTTCAAAGATATTAAAAAAGCCGTTACGATATGCAACGGCTTTAAACTTAATCTAACTCAAAATGTTTTAAGATACCGGAGTAATTACATCGGTCTGTCCTTCGTAGAAACGAGGCGAATTAACACCTACCTTAGCCACATCGACTGGCGGCGTTGCTGTCGCATCGGTCAAGTACACTACTACCGGAGTAGAAGTTGTCAATGTTGCTGTTGGCTCAATTTTCCACTCTTTAGTCACAGGGTCTTTTACAACCGTGCCGTCAATAGGATCAGCAACACCTGAAACTGTAATTCTGAAATTCGCAGCGGCAAAACCTGAAATAGAATCTGTTGGGTTTCTAAGCCAAGGTGTTTTAACGTAGATTGCGTTTTCTGAAACATCAGCGCGTCCCGTCATTGCAACATCAACGATGTTATTAATTTCGGTGTTTGGGTTGAAATTCAGGTTCGTAATGAAAATTCCCTGCGTGTTGTATTGAAGCAAATCAACCATCTGGTACATGATGCGCGTTTGCTGAATAGCCGCGTCGGTTGCGTCCTGAACAGTCAATACTTCATACATCCCAACATTGAATCCTGAAATAGTTTGCCCGTCTTTCGACAAAGCCACTCTTAACGATCCATCCTGAAATATTTCAATAACTGAAGTGTCGTTGTAACCGGAGTTCATAAATGCGCCAGCGTGCCATTCGTACCCTTTTTTAAAGATACTCGTTACAACAGGCAATGCACGTGTGGTGACGGCCTGAATTTGCAATGAACTCGTTTCTGTTGTCGGATCTGCCGTTTCGGTTGTAACACCGAATGCGCCGCTAAAGAATTTCGCAACTCCTTGTTGAACTAAATCATTCCAATACGCCTTATCAAAAGCGTCTGTAATCGGAGCCGACCACCCTAAAGGCAGTTTGATGTGTCCGATTTTTTGCCCTGGTGTAGCAATACAATTTCCTACGCCAATGTTTCCATTTTTACCGGAGCAGTCAATACCTATAACTGTTGCCATAATATTATTTGTTTTTTAATAAAAGTTAATAGTGTTGATGCATTGAAAGTTTTCGTTTAAAAGCAATGTGCATTCTAAAATAATAACATTCCAATGATCGATAGTTTTTGTTTTTCCTTCGCGTTCGTATTCGCTGTAATTAGCTTCTCTGTAAACGGAATATTTACGCCCTTCCGGTTGCGTTACTCCTGATCTTTCAAGAGCCTTAATTACATTTTCCAACAACGGATTTAGAAAGTTGACAAATTCGGTGTCCCACACAATCGGGTTCATCGATGTTTTGTGTTCGGAACTTTTAGCAAGGATCAACTTAATGTCACGGGTTAAATCCCCGGCTTGCATTTCGTCTTTACTACCCTGTACTAACCAAATAAGCGGTGTTGTATTTCCGCTTTCCTGCTTCATGTACAAATTCAAATCGTCCTGTCCTCCCCAATGATACTTCACCGGAATACTCGTTTCCCCCCTATTCACATCCGTATAAACTACATCAGGAATCTGGCTAAAAATCTCCCTTAAAAGCGTTTCCGGAACTATCATAATCCTAACTGATTTTTTACGTCGTAAACGCACAATTCGCAGTCCGGATAATCAGTAGCGTTTTCGGATAAGAACTGAAGCAAAGAAACATCGTTGTTGTTATTTCCGAAATATCCGACATAATAGCCGTCATACTGCGGAATTCCAACATGATAAACATTGCCTAATCTTCTCGAACAGTCCGAACCCTGGTACATTGAAAGAAATTCATTCCATACCGTTGTGTATTTCTGAGTAGAGTTTACACCGAATGTATTTTTAGCCTCGGCCTTAACCTCTCCAACACCACTTTGATAAGAAACGTTTTCCTGTAACCAGAAGGTAAAGCAGTAATTCGCCAATACGGAACCTTTAAACGATCCTTCTGTAAAGTACAATCCCTTCCATCGTTTTGTAACTGTGTCAACGGTATAATTACAACCAGTGATTAAATTACGCCACTTCGCCGGAACCGGATCTACTTCAGGCGATTCAGGAACATCGGGTAATTTTCCGTTAACCAGAAAACTATCCATTTCCTGAAAGTTTAAAAGACCTAAAGCCGACAACAATAACAAACGACACTTTTCATCGATGATTCTATTCAAAGCCGTTAAAGACTTTGAATTTGCTTCATCGAGATTAGGAACTTCTATGCTCCCAATAAAAAAAGTGTCGTCTATTAAGTATGCCATTTTTAATTATTAACGAGTTGTCCGTCTACTACTTTGGGAGCGTTGTACGTTTTAACGTTTTTCTCCCAACCTTTGTCGATAATCCCCTTTTCCTGCATAATCAGGGCGACAGTAGGATGTACCGTGTCTTTCTGCCCTTTTTTGTAGTACTTGGTTTTCTGGTTAATAGTCACTTCGACTTTATCCATGTGGTGGTTACCTTCGTACCCGGCCTGAGATTTACGGGTGTTTTCCGCTTTCTCGGTCTTTTGGTCATCTGTAAGCTGTACGGATGCCGTTGTAATTGCTTTAGCGTCTGCCATTTTGTATGTTTTAAAGATTAAACTACTTCCAGTTCGATTGCTGTTTTAACCGCAGCGAATGATCCGTCAACGAATGCAACTTTTGCGTTTTCGTAACCCCATAAGTGGTAACGGCTTTCTCCAATGATCGTGTACATATTCGATTCAAAATCAGAAACGATGTTGGCCGCTGTTGCGTTCCCAACAATACCCTGTCCGATACGAACGGTAAACGATTTGTAAACGTCACGGTGAATTTGTTTCCAGTCGCCAACAATGAAGTTTCCTGCCGCTACGATTCCGTAAGGATCTTCGATGATAGCCATACCTTCAACACGTGTACCGTCAGGCAATACGAAAGGAGGCAATACATAATTTTCGTTTGCATCTTTAGTCGCTCCCATTTCGTAAACATCTGCACTTGGAATAACCGCAGCGTTAGGGATAAACATACCTTTTGATGCGATTTTGATTGCGTAAGCAGCAGCACGGATAACGTCGTAGTTGTTCGGTGCTTCGGTTGATGCAGCCAAATCCCCAGCTACAAACGCCGGAGCGAATGCCGATACGAATGTAAAAACGTCAGCCTGAACCGCAATATCGTGTTGGTAAACCAATTCGTTGCGGATGATTGACATGATGTTCGGGATATCGTCCAATGCCTCTTCGGAGATTTTAGTACGCCCGGCCATTTTCTTAGCAGTCGAATAACGCAAAACAAAGGATACAGAAATGAGCGGTTTCAATGCGCCTTCTGCTGTAATCGCCATTGTTCCTTCCGTTGGGATTTTATCCATGTAAGGAAGTGAAGCTTTGTTTGTGTTACCGTTTGAAAGGTAAGGCAAAATGTACTGACGCGCTCTTGGATCAGCCATGTAATCGGTAACTTGCTGATAAACATAATTTACCGGAGTAGCCGAGTTGTTTGTAATGGCGGTTGTAGCCATGTTGATTGGGGCTTTAATTTCAAGCTCCAATTCCCATGCTTTCTCGCTTGATCCGTTCTTTTGTGAAATCTCTTTTACTTTTGGTAAAAAGTCTTTCAATCCTTTTTCGATAACCGTAAAAAGGTCGTCGCCCGCTGCCTGGAACACGTGTGTGTTTTCCTTTACGATAGCCAACTGTTCTTTTAGCTCTTTCACAGTAGCTTCAAGATTTTCGTCAACTTTGTTAGCTTTTACGAATTCTTCAATCTTTGATTCTAAAGATTTGAATTCTTCTTTGGTAGCTGCTTTGGTAAGTTCGGTTTTAAATCCTTCGATCTGACCTTTCAATTCCTCTGCCGCTTTTGTTACTTCATCCATTTTTTTAAGATGTTAATAGTGAATAAAAAGTTTTAAGTTTTTGAGTGCTTTCCTGCGGCTCGTTTGTATTTTGAGTGTCATGCGACGGCTCTTTTATCATTAATTCCAATTCTGAAATTTTTGTTTCAATTAGTTTTCCATATTCATCGGAATAGCCACAAAAAGAAACTCTTTGTTTTAACTCCTCAATGAATTCAGACATATTTTCATCCGACTTTATACTATATATCGGAGTGTTTGCAATCGCTCCAAACAACAAAGTCGAGTATTCGAATTGCCTTACCTCGTGAAAATCACGTCCGCCCTTTTCGTTTTTCTGATATTTACCCGCGACCGGAATAAATCCATGCGAGTGTTGTAATGGCCTACCGTGTTCCATGCTGAATTTGTAGTCTTCTAAAAGATCACGCCCCAATTGTTTATTCAGGTTTAATTTACTGTCAATGATCCCAGTCTTTGGATCTTTTCCAACAGGTAATCCAACAAAAGAATTTAGATTTTTTTGGTGATGTAGCAAATGCACCTGTTTACCCTCATTCCATGTTTTGGTAAGGGATCCGGAAAACATTCGGTCGTTATCAGAATCCCATTCGTCAAACTGAGTAATCCCGATTGTAACGATTCCTTTTTCTGTAACGTCTTTAACGTCTGTTTTTAGGTTCTTTGTTATCTTTTCCATTTTCTATTGGTATAAATACTGTCTTTTCAGACTTTTTGACTTTCTTGTGCGTTTTGCTGTTGGGTGCTTGCGGCTCTATTTGCTGTTTCATAATTTAATTCTCTTAATTCCATATCCAACATTTCGTTGATCTGATCCATTGTAACCCCGGCTTTCATGTAATTAAGCAGAGTTTCAGATTTAATTTTATCCGTTTCGGCTCTTTCCTTGGCGAAAACTTGCATAAACGGCAAATGTTCCCAATCGATCAGGATTGTTTTATCTGTGTACCCGAAGAAACTTGCAAGGCTTTCAAACCAACCGTTACCTTTTGGCTGCAAGCAGTAAGAAACGAACGCGCCTCTTGCCTTTTCCTGGTTCTCATACGTTCCCGAGTTGAAGGCTTCTAAAACGTCCTTAGGTATGCCGTACATCGATCCAATTGTAAAATAGTCTGCCAGGTAACTGTCGTCTAATTTTAACGCCCCAATGTCAGAAACGAACCTTTGTATGTCGATCATGCTTTTAATGGCATAGACACGCTTACGTCCGTTCATTTTAGTTTCAATGTCCCGCTTTTCCTGTTCGCCCATTGGAAGTTGGTCGATATTACCCGGATCTGCCTGTCCTGCTACCAGAAACTTAGCTGAATACTGCAAATTCACATTCTTTGCCTCGATTGCTCTTTCGGAGTTGCTTACGATTTTGTAAAGCGCATCAATCCGGCTTTGACCTCCAAACCAATTACCTGTCCCGTTGCTTAGGTCTGGGTTGTGGATAATGTACCGCCAATTCAAATTGGTTGCTGTTCCATCAGCATAACGATATTCAATGTCAAAATTGTTTATCGCATCCTCTGTTGACTTAGAAAGCACAATCTTATCCTGATAAGTCAACATTTCAGTCGGGAACTTCATTTTGTGATTTTCCAGAATGTACAGCTTATTATCGATTGCCGGAATATAAGAATCAGCATAAACGTAAGTGTTGCCGATCATGTTCCAAAACATGAAATCCCATTTAAATTGAGCTTCCCTTTGGAACGGGTTTGGCTGCTTAATCATGTCAAGGAACGGATCTGTTTTTAAGGCTTTACCGTTTTGGTAAACGTAAACTTTACCTAAGCTGAACATATCGCATTGTAAACAGAACACCTTCAATAAAGCCGGATTGCTAAATATGCGTTCCAACTTATTTTTATCATCGGTTGCGCTTTGAAAATTAGTGCTTCCGTTAATCTGGTCGTTTACGTACATCACAACCTCGTCGAGCGTAGGGATTCCGAACGTCCTGGCGATTGTGTTCTGAAACCAATTCATTATTTACCAAAGTAAAAAACCGCTGCCGACAATGAAGCCGGGAGCGGTAAATTAATATTGAATTGATCTCTCATACATTCGGGATGATGCATCTTCACATCAGTTAATGGCAAATATAATCAAATATTTTTAATTACGCCTAAATCGAATAATTTTTGTACAACATAGGCAATTTCGTCAATATGGTGATTATCCTGATCTACAGGCTCTTCTTGGATAACCCCGAATTTGTCTTTAGCGTAACAGAAATTCTCTTGTTCATACTCTATATTTTTACTGCAGTCAGTGTAAAAAATGTTCATTCCCTGAAGCGTTCCAATCCTGTCTAAAAGTTTGCTTTTTCCTCCAACCGCAACAGCATATTCCCAGCCAGCCTTTCTTAATGCTTTAATTTTATTCGGCCTATTGTTGTCGCAAACCACAACTGCGTTTTTACTAACGCCTAATCTGTTGAATTTCCAAGGGACTAAACCGTCTTCATCAATTCCGTTAATTTGATGCAATTCGGCAGGGGATAAGTTACGCCTGATTTCATTTTCGCTTGCATAATTCAATTCATGGACATAAAGATTTCCGTCATGGTATTTTATTTCTCCTACCGCCCAAGGGTCAACCATTCCCCAATCCGAACCATAGTATTTGGTTTTGTCAATTTTCAAATATTCATCGTAAGGTATAGGCTTCCAATTGTAAATCCGCCCTTCTACCTGTCCAACTTCCCCTAGACCGTAAACCCTCCACATGTTCGCCCAATACTGATTTATTACAACTCCGTTTGCGTCAAAACCTTTTTCTTTGTAACGCAGTATTTCTCCACGCTCTTCATCTGAAAGAAATTCGTTGTCTAGGTAGGTTAACTTAATAAAGTCGCAATCGTTTCGTGTTTCAACTTCAGTATGAAACCAGAACTTTTTGTTCGGGTTGAAGTCAATAATTACCCTTTTCGCTCTTGAAGTTAGTTCACGATAAGTGTCGAATTTTGATTTATTTGCCTCATTCACAAACATAATGTCCGAACGCAATCCCTTACCAATATCGACTTTATCAAGTCCTAGGAACTTAATAAAACTACCGTTAGGGAATCTGTAAAGAGTACCGTCAGTAAAATATTCTTTCTTGAATAAGTTAAATGACTGCATTACCTTAACAAAGTCTTTAATTACGGTAATCCGCATCTTTGACAATTCGTCAGAAGCTATGTATATTTCTTTGTTTGGATTCCCTGAAGCATGATTTATCAGGATTATTAAAATGGAAATTGTTTTCCCTGCCCCCTGTCCGCCCTGTATGCCCCAAATCCGCTTTCTTAACGCCGATATCTTACGTAGTGCTGTCGTTGTCTGCATCTGATAACGGATCGTTGTTTAGAACAGGTACATTTTGGTTTATGTTTTCGTTTACGGTTTTAGATCCGTTCAACCTGTGCGCTTCTTCATCGGTGCAAATAAGTTTCATTAAGGCAATTTGCAGTGCTGGAGCTTCAGCATCTTTCCACTTCTTACGCATTTGAGATTTGGCAGAAACACGGTTTTTATCTAACATTCCTTTTAGTTCGTTAAGTTCGTTAGAATCAACCTGGAAAAAGTCGTAGAATGTAGGCTTTGTTAGTGGCAATAACGAAACAATATCTTCGATGAAATATAAGTTTTCATCTTCGATTAATTGCTTTGCGTCTGAGAATATTTTTTCTTTATCGTAGGCCATACCGCAAATATACAATTATTTTCTTTCCAAATTCACTACCCTTAAAAATTCATCAGTTCCGATTACGCGAAGAATCCAATGCGTTTGATCTCTGCCGGAAATGTAGACTTGTTTGCCTTGGTATTCGAAAGGCGTTTCGTTGGATGGTATTTGGTTCAATGGTCTATTGATGTTCATTTGTAATCAGATTCTCCACACTCAATGCAGCTGTCGTTATATTTGCAATTCAACCTATCGCAATGTTTGCATTTTACTAATCCGTTATTTTCATCAACAAGGTGCCTGTTTGATGTGAATTGTATCACGCCTTTTTGCTCCAGCCATTGGACGTGTTTTGCGAGTAGTTCTGGCAGCTCTTCTCTTCCTAATACAACTCTGCCTTGTTCCATTAATTGACAGTCTTTGTATTGCTCATTATTCAAATACTCCCGTGCGTTTTTTAGGTCTTTTTCTTGGTTTGTCATAATTTTAACATAAATATTTTCTTTGTATAGCCACTTAAAATCTGATTGATTCCCCGATAATAAAGATTGATGATTATAGCAACCTCTGAAATTATCTTTATCATATTTCAACAATACATAAGGCTCATTTTCCATAAATTCATCTAGCCATAATTCTGAAGGTTTATTTTGAAAAATATACTTTTGAAATTCTTCTTTGTCTTTGAAATATGTTTTATTTTCTTGGTTTGTCATTGTGTTATGATTTTAAATATATCCGTTAATAATAAATTTGAAATGCTCCAAGGATCTGCAAATATGATATTCGTATCCAAGATTTTCTATTTTATTCTGGAAAGTTACTTGGTCTGTTTTTTGAAGTCCGTTTATGGTTTTGTTTTCGATAAATAAAACCGCCGACTTTAAAACAACGATCAAGTCCGAAGCGCCTTTGCAAATCACAAAAGTTTTATCTTTGTAGGTTGCTTCATTTGGGACCGGGACAATAACCCCTAATCCTTTTCTTTCAAATTCATTTCTGAACCATTGAATTTCTTCTATTTGTAAAGTATGCTCTGTCATATTAAAATGGAATATCGTTATCTTCTTCTTTTGTCGGCCCGTAGCTAATCCAACGTGTTGAATGAGTTCTTCCGGACTGTGTATCTAATTTATAGTATTGACCAAAATTTTCAAGCCATTGAGTAAATTTTCTTTGACTAAGAAATTTCTTATAGTCTTGGTATTCATTTGTAAATTTTATGAAATACTCGGTTTTATCAAGCCTTACATTCATCGGTATATTTTCAGTGTCTGCGGACCATTCATAAAACTCGTAAGAAGTTTCCTTAATAAATTTACGTACTTCCAAATTATTAAAATCGTGTTTTACCAATCCATTTTCTAAATAATATTGAACACAATTAATCATATAATTATCAAAGCGTAACCATTCATCTTCGGTCCAATCAGAAAAAAGCATGTGACCAAATTCATCTAAAGGCGTATGTTTGAAATTAAAATATGCAGACATTTCAACCTCAAACTTTCTGCGTTCATGAGAACCCCCTAAACCACCCAAAGTATAATTCGTGGTAATTAAAATTTTTGGGGATTTTTCCACGGGAATTGAAATTGCATCCTGTCCTTTATACTCTAGGGTAATACCCTCAGTTATTAGTGAAAATAACGATTCGAATGAAAAGTTCTTTTTAACATCATCAAAAACCAAAATTTGAGTATCTGTGCTAACAGTTTGATACGGGAAAGACTTTGTAAATTCGAATGTTTTTCCATCAATAGAAGCTACCTTTTTCATGTTTTTTAAAGCATTCCAAAACAAACCCTTGCCAGATCCTCCGTTTGGATTTTCAGAAACAGTTTCGTCATTAAAAATAATTGCTTTATTGTTTGCAGAGGTTTTAAAAGAATGTAGCAAATACCCTATTACTGATTTAAATGAATTATATTTTTCTACCGACTTACCAGATATAAGCCAAATAAATTTTCTAAATTCTGCTAAGTGATGGTCAGATTTTTTAAAATCACGGTTTATTATTTGACGTTTCCAAATATAACCATCAACATCAATATAATCTATTTCTTCAACTTTATCCTTTGTTATTTTAACGACGCAATTTTTAAAATACAAATAACACTCGTTTATCGTATCTTCTTTTATTTTTACGTCAGTAGTCGATAGCATTGAAAGAAAGTCATTTTTAAAATATCCGGTATTTGAAGCCATAAAATCGTATGGTCCATAACCAATATTTTCACGGTCCAAAATATCGTTTAAAACAAAATCTTTTATCCTTTTGTCATTGGTTTCTTCCAGAAGATTTTGCTCCTTTTTTATAAAAGTAAATGTGCTTGAATTTTCTGAAGGGTAGTATTTAAAGAAATTTTTTTGCTCCAACCAGAACTTAAATTTGTGAGTGCTTAGAACAATAGATCCTTTGTCGTTATAAAACCAAAATTCATCAACGTCCAGACTTTCTTTTAATTTTGAAATATCAACATCTTTGTGATGCTTTTCAATATCTTTTTTTGATTTTCCGGACCTGATCATTTTTTCTATTTTTTCTTTTGTTACGTGGTCCTCAAAATGCTTAGTTCCTGGTTGCGTAGATTTAGAATAAGAACTTTTTATAATCGATTCAATTTCTTTTTCCTTGCCGCCGGAGTTGAACTTTAAGCACTCGTGAAGAGCATCGCTTTTAGATATACCAAAATCATAAAATGCGCTTGCTAAAATATAAAGATTTGTGTTTTTTTTACCGATAGTCATTCCGTATTTCTTTTCCCACCAAACCAATAATTTTTCGATTATTTGATTATCCGAAGTCATTCTAACAATAGGCTCATAAGTTCCTATATCCTCAATGTTAGGCTCTTCCATTTGTATCCAAACTGAGCTTTCGTGGTTTATGTAAATATCCGGATCATAAGATTCAAAACAAAAACGAGAAACATCGCTTCCGGATTGGTCCCAATTTGGACTGTTATAATATTTTTCTAAAGACTCAAAATACGCTTTGTGATTCTTTGGATCATTAGGTATTTTAACTAAAACCTTTACGCCTTTTTCGCTTGGCGATATCCAAGTTGAAAAAACAAACTCATCTGACAATATTGAATTTTTAAATGAATATGCTTCTTCAGAACTTTCAAATTTATCAAAGTCTAAAATTATTAAACCGGAATGCTCTATTAAACCAGAAGCGGAACGGGACCGAAACTTTCCATTAAAACAAGTTCCCGGAAGTCTTGATTTATTTTTAGCATAATCAGCATCAGACATTTTTCGAAGCTGATCGACAATATCTTTTGATTTACCGGACCTAATGCGCTCCAAGCAATACAATACATTTTTTTGAAACGGATTGTTTGGTTCTGTTACTTTTTTGAATATACTTACGATTGGGTTTATCATAATATTAAAATATTGTTCTGAAAACAGAATTATCACTTTCCCTTTTTACTTTATTATATAATATCGATTTCTTAATTCTATATCTTTTTGAAAGCTCTTCAAAAGAATTGTATATAGTTCCGTCTGATAAATCAATTATTCTTTTTCCTCGGGGACTGAATAAGTCATAGTATTTTTCATAAATATCATAATCTATAAGCGATTTGTTATTTTTAATAGTTTTCTGTTCATCAGAATCAGGAAATTTTAAAATACTATTTAACCCTGTTTGTATAGAGTTATATTTTAACTGATAAAAGTTTTCAAAATTGTTTAATTCATTAGGCTTACATTCAGTTAAAATTTCAAAAGAGTGATTTAAGTAGCCATAATAAAAAAATGATTTTGCTAACTTTTTTTGAATATTTAACGATGTAAATCTTTTGTAGTCTAAAAATCGTCTGTTTATATCTTTGCTTTGTCCTATATAAACCTCGCCTATTGGATTTGTTATTTTATATATTCCTATCATAAATAAAAAAAATCGGTTAGGTTTCGCTGTGGTGGCAACTACTCCCTTAACCGATTAAGTTAATGTATCTTTATTTTTCGAATCCACCAATCCGAAAAGCTTATTTAAAAACAACAACAATCAAGATTTCAGCCTCTGACATCATCTACCCCGACTGTTGTATTGCAAATATAGTAAACAAAAATGACACTACAATGTTTTATATAAAAAAAGATATGACGCAGATAAAATACCAGTGTTTATAGTGCCTTACGATTAAAAATACGCTAAAAGTGACGTATCTTTATCTTTTTTAATTTTTTATTTTTAAAAAAGTCGATTTTAGCAAAAACGCGTTTTCTATATAGAGTATAGTAAGGGCAAATATAGAACACAAGCGCACAAATAAAATAATCCTATTATTTTTAATGCTTAACAACGTGTCTTACTTAAATTTAACTATAACACTTGGCTAATTTTTCTTTTGTTTTTTCTATAAGATAATTGTAAGTCCTGTGGGTTCCAAATTCAAATTGTGCGCTATGCCGATAATGTTTTTTGAAATATTCATGTATTTTGTGGTCTAAAGTTTTCATTCTGATCCTCATTTCGTATTTTTCTTTTGGGACCGAATTTAGTTTCCAAAGATCAATATATTTATCTATGAGTATTTTGTAGTAATCATTTTTATTATTTGTGGTCCTTTTTACATATTCTGCTATTTTTCTACCGTCTGGAATAGGTATTTTAGAAACTAGCATTGTTTTCTTTTGCACCTGTTCTAATTCCTTTTCAATCGGACCTCCTGCGCTTTCTTCTTTTATAACGACATTTACATGACCACAGTCGGGACATTCATCTTTTGCACTTCCAATCCAATTATAACCGCATTTATCGCATTGTATTAATAATTCCTTTTTCTTTTTAGCAGGATGCAGACCAATGTTAAATATTTTAAGCCAATCTATATCATCGGACCACTTACCTAAACGAGCTACATTGCCCCCAAGGTCAATCAAAATAAAATGATCCTTAAACATTCCTTCACGAACAGTCCTTGCGCCACGACCTACAATTTGATGCCATAAAGAAAGTGATTTTGTAGGCCTGTTGACTATTATACACTCTACTTCCCGAACATCGAACCCGGTCGTAAAAGTTCCCGTAGAAACTAATATTGCCCCTGCTGTATTTCTAAACCATTGTACGATTTCCTTTCTTTCAGAGGTATCGTTATTTACTGAATCATAAGAGCGAATAGGATATTCTGAAAATGTATCAACCAATGAAATGTTTTGCTTTGTTGAAGCTGTGAAAATCATTGTTTTTTTACCAATTGCCTTTTCTTTATACTCTTCTAAAACATTTAAATCATGCTTTACTGACTCTTCAGCAATCTCATTTTCGTCAAAATCATCGTTACCGGATGCTTCAAGTTTAGAATAATAATCGTAGCAATACACTACTTCGTCAACCAAAGAACCCTCTTCAATTAATTGTTTAATAGGCGGTCCAATATTTATAGAGTCATAAGTTTCAGACATGATGACCGGAGCGGACCACTTTTCAACATGTTCGTTATAGCAGCATATTTCACGTACATCGTATCGTTTTTGGCAATATGAACATTCATAGTAACTTATTCGTTTGTTTATTATAGGCGTTGCTGTGAATCCTACTCTCTTGGCTTTTTTAAATAAAGCAAATGATTTTACATGAACCTGTTCATGCGCTTCATCTATTATCAATAAATCAATATCGATCTCTATTTTTCGGGACCAAATAGTCTGTGTCATTCCTACGAAAACATTTCCGGACCAATCTGGTTTTGATTTTTGCGTTATTTTTTCGCTTAATATTCCAAACTCTGCTAAAGTATCAGAAGTTTGGTTAACAAGTTCGTCACGATGGACCGAAACCAAAACTTTGCCCCCAGGGTTTCGGACTAGGTATTGCGTTATAAATTCTGACATTATAACCGTTTTACCAGATCCGGTTGCAGATTGATTTAAAACAGAATCGTAAAGTTCTATTTTTTCAAATGTTTCATTTACCATTTTATTCTGGTAATGATATAATTCGTATTTCTTCATAAATAAAAAAACTAATAAATTAAAAGTTCTGACGCTTATAATTTATTAGCCTATTGCTATTATTCACCGTCAGAGGAAATATAAAGATACAAAAAAAAGCCGGAGAAATTTCTACAAAACTCCGGCTTTCACCAAACCAAAATCAATTATGAAGTTGGAAAGGTAGGGAAAAAAGAAATACGATCGACCGAAATATTATTGCAAGTTACTTTGTCCTGCGATGAAGTATGCGACTTGTTTAATTCCCGGATAACTTTGCAGTACATTTCGTTAAAATCCCTATACTTTTTCAAGTCAGGGAACACTTTAAGATAATGCACGATTAAAGAATGGTCTTTATTTACTTCCTGCCCTATTTCATACAATGAATTAGATACTCTTTTTCTGGCAATAGCGGCATAAATTATTCTGGCGTAAACAATGTTCCTGGCTCGGCTTTTAAGTCTTATGTTTGCTCCTAAAGCTGTGTTTGTAGCTTCTCGGATTTGTGATAGGGTTGTCATTATATTTTTTCAATTTCTGACAATGCCCACTTTTTAAACGCCTCGAATTTCTCCTGAATTTCTTTTGACGTTTCGTTGTTTACCTGAACGCTCGGCAGTTCAAATGAATTTACCCAAACGCTCAATTGTTTTTTTACCGGAGCCTTTGCAAGTTTATCCGCTTCTTTTTTCTCTGCCTCAGCTTTTTGCTTGGCGGCTAATTCAGCAGTAGCCTCAGCTTCTTTTTTAGCACGCAATTCAGCTTCGACTTTTTCTTTTGCTTCTCGTTCTGCTTTTAAAATAGCATCCTGTTTTACTTTCTCAGCTTCAGCTTCTTTACGTGCTTTTTCTTCGATCAATGCTTGCGCTTTCGCTGCGGCTTCTCTTTCGGCTAAAATCTGCGCTTCCTTTGCGGCCGCTTCTTTTTTCAAACGCTCGTTTTCCAATCTTTGTGCTTCAATGCGTTCGCGTTCGGCGGCGGCTTCT